CTTCTTCTCCCGCTTCGCTCGTAACTACAAACTTCGCCCAGTGACATCCGTCTGATTTATTAAAAAAGCTTTCGACTACATATCCGTCTGCGTTTGAAAAATCGTTTGCCGTTATATCGTCTTTATGATCGACGAACACTGGACATCCTGCGAAAGTCTTGTCCATCTCTTTAGCTGTATTATTATTTATATAAATTCTGTTTGCTTTAACTCCGCCTTCGCCAGCATACTCTGCTACTCCTGGAGTAAAATGCAAACCATAATAAACTTTTCCTTTTTTGTCTTTCAATTTATAAACCTCTCATAACGGGGCGCGCGACACAGCGACAACCGAAGTCTTCGCCTGGATGATTTCGTGCGCCAGTTCTTTTATTAGATATAGGCGGCTCGCTCCATTTAAATGTTTTATTATTTAAATCCTTGTGATCTTTTCGAACTGGATGTCCTGGAGATCCTGCTACAGTTTTCCAAATGTACTCAGTAACTCCAGCCTCTTTATAACGAACCTCTTTAAATTTTGCAGCGAGTAGACTTGTTTCCTGTCTCGCTAAAAATTTAGCTTTAGTTTTTGACACGCCGTAACGCTCTTGGATTTTTTTTGCAAGCTCAGGTCTGCGTGTTCCACTTTTATAAGAAGTCTCGACCAACTTGCGTAGGTTTTTAACTTCATTATCTGAGAATGAAACAATATTTTTTTTCATGTTTTCTTTGTAATCCTTTACATAGCCAGCGCGCTCAGTCTTAGTTAATTTAGGCTGCACCGAAATATCCTTTAAAGTTTCGCCTATTTTTTTATCCAAGTTAAATATATTTTTATCTATTAATGAGTCGATGTCCAACTTCTCTGCAATTTTTGCCGAACTCAATCCTAAAATAGCTCTATTTAGCTTGCCTAAAGTCTTAGTTAATCTGTCACGAGACACCGAAACAGCTGTGACTATGTCTTTCGGAAGCTTTGATTTTAAAATCTTATAGCTTTTTGTTTTACTATCAAACACCGCGCCGAGTGATCGAAGTTCTCTCGAAATTTTAGAATTAAATTCTCCGCTGAGTCTTCCGCGATCAAACGAAACTTTGCCCGACTTTATAGCTTTCTCCAAATTCGGAGTCTTAGACTCAGCATTTTTTACGATTACTTCTTTCTCTTTTATAGAGAGAAGCTTTGCGAGCGGCTTAAAAATCTCTTCGCGGAATATTTTTTCAATCTCCGCGCGAATTTCGTCCTCTAAAATAGTATCGTCTGGAATAGCCTTAAGTATTCGCTGCTTCTTCTTTTTTCGCTTCGACATAATCTCTAATTACCTGTCTCACTTTTACCAACTGCTCTTTTGGCAAAGTTTGCGACTGTTGTTTTAAATGGCAATTTTTGAACTTCTTCTGGCTTCCGCAGGGGCAGAGTGCGTTTCGCGGAAAGTTCATCATCGGATTTAGACTCTGTCCCGGGATCGGTCGCTTCTTCGCTCGACCCGTTTTTCTCAATTCTCTGAGCTCCTTCTGTTTTTCCTTGTAACTCAACTTCGTACTCCTTTAGTTTATTATAAATAGTTCTCTCCGAAATGCCTAAACTTTCAGCTGCTTTGATTTTATTTCCTTGAAAGTATTTCATCGCCATTTCAATTATATCTTTCTCGATGTCTTTTAGGTGCACACCTGGATGCCAAGTCAATTTCATTATTTAGACTCCTTTGCTTCGGGCGCATTCTCACTTGATCCGATCGGCGCAACTTCGTCACCTGTGATAGCGTCTTCGCTTGTTTCAAAAAGTTCGTCTGTAACATCTAGTTGAACTCCGATTAGATTATCAATATTCATCGCCTCTTTAAAATCTGTCGCCGAAATTTCTCCGACAGTTCTCGCCTGTAATGCTCTATTAAATTTTTGTGTTTTTACATTTTCCTCTTGCTCCGAAGACATTACACGAAGCGGCTCGAACTCTACTTCTAAGTCTTCTGGAACAATTCCAAAAAGTTGCTGACATCTTATTTCGACCATCTTTAAAAGTTCGAACTCAATTTTGGATCTAATGCTCGACTCTATCATAGCGTTATAGTTCTCGATGTCGTCCTCGCCTGAGTTAAATCCTGCGCTTGAAACTCCAAAAAGTTTCGTGAGTGGCATTCTCAAGTCAGATGCGACTTGCATACGAATACCTTCCATAGCTTCTGCGAGTCCTGTAAACTGTAATTGTTTTTGGATATAATCATCATCACCATCCATAGTGATCGCGTTCAAGTAGGATTTTTCTCTGTTTGCTAAAGAGATGCGTTTGTGAATTTTTGCATCTCCGCCAGAAGTCATTAATGTTTCAGTCAAGCCTGCGATTTTAAAAACGTCTATTTTAAATTCGTCGAGTACTTCGAAAGCCACGTTCGTCGCTTTTAAATATTGATTTACTGAGCGAATTACTGACTCTAAAATTGAAAGTCCGAACCCATGAACACGCCCCTTTAAATGCGCTGGTGGTTGTATTCCGCGGAGTTTCATCACGCGAGTCGGATGCACTTCGTTCTGATAATAGCGATAGTTGACTTCTTTTATATCGGATAGATGTTCTAGTTTTTCTGTTATGTCAGTATAGTTCTCAGTGTTTCCATATAACTCCCATAGATCGACAGATTTAAAAGTTATTTTTTCATCTATTTTTATTTTTTTAATGTCGAGTTCGTCCTCTGGTTTGTCTTCGTTAATGATGATAATTCCACCACCGCCGTAGAGTCGCATCCATTTAATAGCTTGACCTAAGACGTGAATGTCTTTCTCGCGACGCATTTTTGTATGTAGTTTTTTTATATCGTCTGAGTCGAGTTCGGAAGTATTTATAGTTATGTGTCCGCGGAGTGCGTCTTCTACTGGAACATCGACCATCGTTTTTACTAAACCAATTTCCACATAGACTTGAGAAAGTAAATGTCTCTGATTAGTAATTAAATTTCCGCGAATTTCCTGCTCGATCGTATCTGTTTGCGAGATTTGTGTCCCAGTCGCAAACGGATTTCCTCCGAAGACTCCAGCCTCTAGATCATTAACTCGTGGAGCTTCTTTCTTTTTAGTTGAGCTATTTTTATTTTTCTTTTTATTAGTCATGCTGTAAATTCCTTTTTACTTTATTTATTTAGACTACTCCTAAGATGCCTTGTTTTTTACGAACTATCATCGGTTCAAGTGCGTATCTTATAGAGTCTATGTAATGGTTAAAATCGTCTACTATTTTTACTGTAATGTCACCCGTCAATCTATCAACTTTATAAGAGTACTTTCGAAATTCTTCGGCAGTCTTGACGCATCTCTCATGTATAACTATTTCATCGAAAGACTTTAGCCACGCTATTCCGTCTTCGACAGACCCAGACCATTTAGCAGCTGCACGAATTAAAAATCCTGCGCTTGCGACGTGACTTATAGTTTCAGGTCTACAGTTATCGGCTCTTATTAATGTGGATCTAGACTCAGGTATTTTGTCAAAAAGTGCTGGTGTGTCAATTATTTCAATTCCGACGCCGCCTGCTTCGTGCGAAATTAGTAATCTATTTCGACCAGACATCGGATTATTAGCCTGCACTCTATCGATGTAACATTTTGTTATAGCGGTGGGATCTTGCGAAAAACCCCAGTCTGCGCCTAAGTACGGGCCATGCCAATTTGGATTTATTTCAAAGTTATCTATTCTATATTTTCCATGAAAGACTTTAGCTTGCGAACTTGTTTTTACTTGGCCTTCCCAGACGTGGAGATAGAGTTCGTAGTTTGTTCGCTTCATGTGTTCCATTTGTTCTTTTAGCACGCCAGAAAACCAAGGATTATCTGAGTGATTTACAAATTTAATTATAGCATTCTCGGGCGGATGTTCGCCTGTGAATTTAACATGAGTCGGATCGTCTTCGCTTTCTGGATTATAAGTCACCCAAATTTCCGAATTGTCTTCTCTTATAGTAGGTTCTAAGACCTCCCATGATCGAGCGGAAACTGTATGCGCTTCTTCTAGCCACAAGTCTGTGAGTCCTGGAATTGATTTTATAGAGTCGACAGATCCATGCAGACCTTTAAAAATAAAAGTTGTTCCGTTTGTCGCGCGTATTTCATTTTTTGTAACTGTGTATTCGTCTTCGTATCCTAAGACTTCGATTTGTTCTTTTAAAAGTTTGTGTACTGAGTCGGAGATTGAGTTCTGGTATTCTCGCGAACAAAGTATAAATCTTTTTTCTCTGAGTCCGAGTGTTAAAAGTATCCGCGCGACAGTGTAGGATTTTGCAGAGCCACGACCTCCGTACATAACTTTAAATCGAGCGGGCTCGAAAAACTCTTTCGCGTATGATGGTAAAGTGAGCCCCAAAATTTACAGATCCTCGTCTGGATTATTTATATCTTTTAACATTCCTGGTTCGATGAATTTAACTTCCACTAGTTTTTTATTATCATCGTCGGAGTCGCCTTCGTCTGCTACTCGT